ACTTCTGCGCCAGCTCATGGGTCAACGGCAGGATGCCGCGGTATAAGGAGCTGATCAGCTTACCCGATTGAGCCACCACCGCTGCCCGACAGGCCGGTGTGCCGTGAATATCCGATTCCGGATACAGACGTGCCGCAGAGCGCAGCGCTATCGCAAGAGAACTGTCTTCAGACGGCAGGTTTGGGGTCTGTGACGCGTCCTGGGTGCTCACCACCACCACGGTGTCCTTACGGCGACCCATTACTGTAAATAAGGCTTTCTTGGTATCCAGGCTAAAGCCTGAATCCCATACCGCTGACAAAGGGTACCGCAGACGATCCAGGTATTTAATATCCAGGTCACCAAAGTTAGCCGCTTCGTTCTTTACCAGAATATCAAACTCGGCCAGAGTCAAATCACCGTCACTGCCGCCTTGAGCGTACACAGTGCTGTTGGGGGTCAACGACAAACCTCCGCCTGCTGAACCTTCTACCGCAACCGTGTCGTACGGCTCGTTGTTTGGGTTTACCCCAGTGAAGAAGTTGATCAGGTAGTGAGCACCGTCCTCTTGTGACAATGACCCTATCGCACTTTCTAGGGTGTGAAGGTTGATCAAGATGCCGTCGATGTTACCCTGGTACCAAGACATCTCACCAATCGGACCCAAGTCCGGGGGTGTATCAATGGTGTCAAGATCTTGATAAGAAGGCAAAATCCGCTCATCAGCACTGATTTCTTGCTCGGTGTAGCGGTTGTATGCGCCGGGCTTCAAAGCAAAGTCCAGTGTACGTTCACCAAAGCGAGTCTCGACAACATTGGCGGAGGTGCGTGCGTCTGGCTTTTCAACAATTTGCAAGCGGTACAGGAACGCCAACTGATCTTCAATCACATTGGTGTTGGTCGGCGTTGAAGAATCGGTGGTGGGTGCACTGAAGCGCAAACCAATGCGGTTGCCCCACTCGCCGTGGTTGGGTATGGCGATATCGACGATTGGGTACAGCATCGAAGGGTCGCCGGCGGTGTTGGTCATGGTGCCAGTGCCGGTGGCAGAGGACCCGAACTCACCCGCAGGGACGGCTTCCATGACCCATTTGAGCCTGTGCCCGGCGACGGTGGATCCGGTAGGGATCTTATCGCCAGAACCGTCCAGGGTAAACTTGTTGTCTGGTCCGCGCTCGTACGTTGGAATATCGTCTTCAATCACATCCAACGACAACCGAAGCGAGGCCGTAGCGGCGCCGGCGGGTTTCAGACGTTGTACCATGACTGAGTTGCCTGCACCGTTGATGCGGTTATACATAACGGTCGCGTGGTTGGCAAACTTACTGTTTTCAACGAAGGTCGGGCGTCCGTACATACGGACGGCGGTATCACCTGACACCACATGCGCTTCGTCTGTGTCACCGCGCTCGGCAAGCAACCAGACTAACGGTAGGTGTGTCGGGATCTGTTCCGGCTGAGCCACCAGTTGGCGCGTAGAATCGTCTCGCACCCCCTGGAGGTTAGCGCGGGGTGCTGCGTTTAATTGTACTGACATATGGAAAAGCTCCCATCGATGGTGGCTGCTAGCAATCTTATGTTAAAAATCTTACTCTATTCGGCCGAATGAGACGCTGTCTGCGTCTATACCATAATGCGTTGTTTTACAGCGGTGGCGAATAGAACCTAATTGGAGACAGCGTAAATGATCCTTACCCCGTACCAAACACGTGCAGGCAGTGTCTACGACACTGACGTCATCTTGCAAGAAATAAAGAAAGCAGAGGCTTTGGACCACGAGTCTACCCACCCGAATTTTGGCGGTGAGTACGGCTCTGAAGACGTTCGATACATCACACAGATGACGCCGGATGTCCCAGGGTTTGTCCACCCTGTATTAGACACCGTGGACGATCGCGGCGCTGTTTCCGCGGCGCAATGCGTCTATGTGGACGCTCGGCCTTACGCCACTAAGCAGCCTGACGGACGTTGGCGCATGCGTTCTGATAACGAATTCACGACAGCAATACGTCGTGCTCGTCTATCGTTATTATGGTCGCAAGGAGAGGTTACCGATTTCTTGGCGTTGGGCGAGACTCCTTTAAAGCTGTACCTAAACTGGGTAGGGAACACGGCCGGGCGGCATTTGGCCATCGACCCTCTTACACAATTTCGCGTGAGTGCGCTGGCTGGGATGTTTTATCTGAGCAGCCATTATGAACTGGATCAGTTGACTCAAGAAAAATACCAGGTCAAAATGGCGGACAAAGTGGCTCGGGCCATGCGTGGGTCATTGGAAGAAGTGTTGGAATTGATTACCGGACACCCACCGTTAAGCACAATGGAAGTCTTCGTGGAGGCCTTACAGTCTCGTGTGGGGTCGGTGCGTTTGGAGAACGTCTCCGTGGCGTATCTATTCAACGTCGTGGGCGGATCGTGGTTTGGCAACAACGCCCGTGAGACGACCGCTATGGCGTTGGATCATGTGCCTACGTGGATCGGTATCCTGTACCAGGCCATGAACGACCGTTCTATGCGCAAAGCCGGTTTGTCTCAGCTGGTCAACACTTTGACCCGCTCTCAAGAACACAAAGACTTCACTCGTGCAGTGGAGCTACTGCTTAAGGAGTGATTCATGTCTGAGGTACTTCGCCAATTCGTGGTGGACAACGTATGGTGTACGCCAGATCAGGACTATCAGTCCATCTACCGCCCTAAAAAGATCACCCGTAAAAACGGAGTGTTCAAACACGTACAGACGTTGAGGGATCGGTACCGGCTGCCGCACGACGATGTGCAGTATCATGTGTATCAGATCGGTCAGGTACCCCCCAGATTGCTAGGTTGGGAGGAAGGCGATTCATTAAAATGGGTCAGTCTAGCCGAGCTCATCGATCAGTACCCGCTGATTGTGGACGCGTACACCGCCTCCGGTCAACAGTTTCCCAGATTCGGCACGTACGTACTTTGGACACCCACAAAAAACCTACTGATGGCGGTGCCTCGCTTTGAAGGGGCGTTGGATTTAAACGAACAAGACCTGTACGTAAGGTTCTACACCAACGCCTTTTACGCATCAGATCGGTTTACAGGAGACGTCACCACTTACAGTTATGGGCAGTGGGTGTTTACCGAGTCAGACCGCTTATACTTTCAAGCTAAACACAACGGGTACAAAGACCGAGCCATAGGTGCGGTTAAATGCATTGTAAATGGGGCTATGATCAAAGTGCCGTCGTCGATGACAATCCCTTTGGGCAGCTGGGCTGAGTTTGTCTACGACGCCTCGGTGCGGGCGGTTGTAAGGGTGCCGTACAGCGAGTTGCGGGTGTTTGAGTCGGCGGTGGATGGCGTTCGTAAGTATTTACTGCATCTTCCTAAAGAGGTGCAATCGACGATCCATTACAAAGACGACCTGGACATTCATCTGTGGCGTAAAACCACAGAATCGCTGCAGACGGGCACCTACTACCATCAAAACGCCTTGTCGCACGTCAGGATGTTAACGCATCAGGACTACGCGTTGCCCGTGTCGACGTTGGCCCAATACACCAACGACCTGCCTTACTGGCAGAATCTGTCTGAGTTAGAGGTTGAGGTGTGGGTGCGTCACAGTGGGTATGAGCGTGAGTTGACACATGAGCATCACCGCATACACGAACTGTACAAACTGCCTGACGTTGACATTGTGCCTGCTATGTTGGGGAGTACATCGGCGGTGGCCGAGTGGCGCGCTGAGGCTTTGGAGCAATCCTCCTACCCTGCTATGATGCGCACCGGACACCCCAGTGGCTTATTGCCTACCACGCTGTACGATGGCTTTGGGTATAACGCCGCTGCTAAGGTGCTGTGCCCAAACCCGGCGAGTGTGCGTGAGTATCAGTCAGACCGCGTGGCGGACCGCCCAGCGTTGTGTCAAGGTGAGTGCTTGGCGTTGGAGTATAATGCAAGTGGCCGGTTGACGCACGCCGAGCGTGTGGTCAGCGTAGGTACGGTGTACCGCGTGACCGATCCTACTGCGGATCTGGTGGAGTTCTACCCTGGCCCTGTGGGACCGCACAGCCAACGGCATTACAGCGAAGCTACTCTGACGGTGGCGTTGGACGTTACCGCTCATTTGTACAAATGCCCTAAGGCTGGCGGGACACCCAACAACGTGTGGGTGCGCGCGGAGCGTGCGGATTACAGCGTGGTCACACAAGACGGACAGTCCACGTATCGTTGGCTCATTAACACACAACAATGGGGGACGGTGTTCTTAACCGATGAGGGTGTAACGTACTATGAAAGGGATTACCCGTCCACCCGGGACATCGTTACCCTCACCTTAGGGGTGGGGGTCTCACGGGGTGGGGTGTGGTCTATGGAGGCTGCGTCTATACCGTTTGATTACTTGCAGGTGGTGATGAACGGGCATTCACTTATAGAAGGTGTGGACTACACCGTGCAGTGGCCTGACGTGGTGATACACACGCGACAAGGGTTGGATACCGATCGTCTGCAGCAAACGGTGAGTGTACTGATGATGGGTTTGCCTGACAATGCGATGACTTACACGTCTCGTCGTGACACGGGGTATGTGATCAACGGGCGTCTGTCGGATGATCACCGATATCAAGTGCGTGATGATCGAGCTAATCGTCTGGTCATCAACGGGGCGGTAAAGCGCATCGAAGAGTCTCATTTTGCGGAAGACGGCGTGTTGACAGGGGCTGCAGTCAACAGCGGCAGGCCTTACTCTGTGCGTGTGCCGCCAGTGGCACTCACTCCTATGGACGGACGAGATCGACACGCATACCAACAAGCCTCACGGGATCTGGACACGCGCATCGGCACATGGATGACACAGCGGTATCCTGCTCCGCCGATGTCCGGACCCAGTCTGTTTACCAGCAAGTACACCTTGATCAGTCCTTTTTTGAGTACCGTGCTGTATGACATGTTGAGCGGTATACTGGACACGTCAGGCGTGACCGTGGGGACCGTGACGGACGTGTGGCTGCACAACGCCTTAGAGCCGTACGGTCACTTGCTAGCGTTCGATCCAGCAAGGGTCGAGATAAATCCTCACGCAGCGGTACATCCGCACGGTCAGGGTGTGCCGGTGATCGTCTCACGGGTACAACACACCATCTTAGTGCGAGCCAACTATTTGATGTTGGGACAACGCGTCGAAACGCACGAACTGTTACGTGTAGGAGCTTAATGCCATGCCGACTTTTACAAGTGCCCAGCTGGACCCTAATCGGGGGTACCGCACGTGGGCTGAAGAAGAGATCTATTACCCCGGACACGACGGTTACGTCCCCAACATTGGGGATCTGGTGATCAATCTGCAAACGGGCTTTAAACGCGTCATAAACGTCAACGTTACTACCGGTGAATCTGAACTGGTGGCGTGGCGAGTCCCGAGTGTTAACGGGGTTGACGGAGAAGACGTCTTGACCGGTGCAGGACCCGGCCATGTCAGTGAATCGTTTCGGATCTATCTGGACGAAAATGTGTTTCCACACACACTGACGTTTGATGGACGGCTTAAAATTCACGGCACAGCTGCGAGAGAAGTCAAGATCTTTCGTGGGGCTGACATAGGACCCCAGGGCACCGTGGTGTCTCGCATGTATGATCAAGGCGGTCAGCTTCTGGGCGAAAACATACCCATGGAAACGGTCATGTCTGACATGGGCGCTTCGTTGGGGTACAAAGTACCCGTGGTCGGTCACACCGTAGCGGATCTGGTCACAGGCGAGCTACTCACCGCAGTGGTCTTTAATGACGAAGGGTCGGTGTTGTCAATTAACACGTTGCTGGCAGAGCGTACCGGTTACGTGAGACGATCGCAGGCGGCTGCGCTGTACGTAACCGATGTTAAGCTGGAGTCTCCTTATTTGGACCCAGGCACCGATGAGCTGCACGTGCCCATTAACTTGCCTTTGTCCAACGTGGCGATGGAAGGCGTGGTGACTTACTCGGACGGGCGCGTTGTCCGGGTGCCGATTGATGGCACCAAGATGCGGGTAGATGGGTTGAACAACTACGTGTCCACAGTGGTCAATCAGACCGTTCCCGTGGTGTTGAAATACACACTGTCTGCGTCCGAAGTCAACTACACCGGAATGGTGGGGTCTGAGTTTCACGTGGCGCGATCGTACATCGTGCGATCTATCCAAGTAGATGGGGCGCACACCGTAAAGCTGTTCACCTACCCATCGTGGAATCCTGGTAACACTCAGTACGAGTTGAAGCACTGGTTGGTCAATCTGGATCGCAACATCTGCCGTGACGTCACACCGTTTGTGACCATTACCCAACAGTCTAACCCGTTCAACCCTAACCGTTACGGTGTTGTGCAGGACCTGTCATTCGTGCTGAATTTGAAAGACGCCATGCCGGCGCTCAGAGACTATCAGCACGTGCAAACCGTCGGCATCAGCCTGATCGGTCCTGGTACCGATACTGGCACACTGTGGACGTCGGAGTTTTCTCCAGAGCAAAACCCACCGTATGGATGGGGGCTGCAGGCAAACATGGAGTTTGTGAACGCAGGTAACTGGCGGATGACGTTGGACAGTGGGGAAACCTCACGGGCCAACTGGTTGTCAAAAGTCTACCGTAATTTGGAGCCATTGTACGACGCAAACGTAGAGACGTACGCACCTGAGCCTACGCACTTCCGGGTGCAGTTCAAAAACACAGCTATTGAGTACGGCATTGGTCAGTGGGATGCAGAAATGATTGTACCCAACGACTATCAGCCGGGCGAGACTTTGCTCATCACGTTCATTCACCGTCTGGTCGGTCAAGACCTGATGTTGGGCGTGGCAGGCATGTCGGTTAAACACATCTAATGTTACCTGGGTGGAGACGGCTTAGGCCGTCTTGCCCTAGTATTATGCCGCGAGGCCAACTATGACTATATTGTTCGAAAGAGACTGGCTGTCCTACCCAACCGCTGTCGTCCACCACACCACCAAGAACAAATCTTGGGTTGAGTTTGCAGTACTGCTGAAAAAGATGGGAGTAAAGAATCATCTGTTTCATTTAGCGCTGCTTAACCCCGAACTGGAGCACGTGGATCCGTTTGACCCACATCTGACCTTTGAGACTAAGAACATGATCCGCATGGAGGCCCAGTTTAACCCCTGGTACTTTTTCCGTGAGATTGTGCGAGTGCCGCCTCAAGCCGGGCCCAATCCCGTTCCACTCAGGGCCAATCGGGGCAACATCTCCTTGTATTGGTCGTTCTTTAATCACATCGATTACGCGTTGGTGCAAATCCGTCAGACAGGTAAGTCGGTCACCGCCGACTGTTTGATGGCGGGTCTCATGTACGTATTCTCGTCTAACACCATGATGGGGCTCTTTACTAAGGATGACGCTTTGCGTCGGTCCAACGTCGACCGTATCAAACGAGTAAGGGATTTTCTGCCTGGATACATTTATACAAAAAACCGATTGGACGTTGACAACCAATCCGAGTTCTCTTACGAAACTTTGCAGAATCATTACAAAACAGCGGTGGGTCAAAAATCCGAGATAGGCGCCAACAATATCGGGCGTGGGTTCACCATGCCGGTACAACAATACGACGAGACCGCGTTTATCTCCTTGCTGGATGTGACCATGCCAGCGGCGCTGGCGGCGGGTAACGCTGCACGTGAAGAAGCCGCTTTGTACGACAACCCTTACGGCAACCTCTACACCACCACCGCAGGCCGCAAAGACACCCGTGTGGGTAAGTACGTGTACAAGTTCTTTCACCGAGCCGCCCCTTGGACCGAGTCGTTCTACGACGCGGAAAACGAGAAACAACTCCACAACCTGGTACTGACCAACGGTAAGGGTCGTAAGCTGATGATCCACGGGGTGTTCAACCATCGCCAGTTGGGTAAGTCTGACGAGTGGTTGGCTAAGACCCTGGCGGAAAACAACGCCACCGGCTCCGGCGCTAACATGGACTTCTTTAACATCTGGGAGTCGGGGGGTGAGGAAAATCCCATCGACCCACGGCTGGCCGAAGTCATAAGGGACTCTGAGAGGGATGCGTCGTACAACCACATTTGTCGGGAGTACTACATCCTGAAGTGGTACCTTGAGGAAAACTCAATCGATGAGTACATGCGCGATAACAAAACCGTGCTGGGGTTGGATACCTCAGAGGCCATAGGGCGAGACGGTATCGGATTCATCATCTCATCCGTGGTCAATATGGAAACCATCGCGACTATGTCTATTAACGAAACCAATCTGTATCGGTTTGGTAAGTTTTTGGCGTGGTTTTTGTGCGAGTACAAAAACGTCACCATGGTCATCGAGAAGAAGTCGTCTGCACAAAACATCATCGATACGTTGCTGATCGAGCTGCCTAAGCGGGGTGAGGATCCGTTTAGGCGGATCTTTAACCGCATCGTGGATGAGGCGCCTAAGTCGTCGCAGGATTATAAGGACGTGGTCTTGACGCCCATGAACCGCCGCCACCCTGAGGTGTACAGCAAGTACAAGAAATACTTTGGCTTTAACACCACAGGCGACAGCCGTAAATTGCTGTACAGCGTTGTACTGGGGTCTTACACAGCCAAAGCGGCGGGCATGGTGTATGACAAAACACTGATACAAGAGTTGTTGGGTCTGGTGATACGCGATGGACGGATTGATCACAGTGAAACCGGGCACGACGACATGGTGGTTTCGGTACTCATGTCGGAATGGTTTGTAACTCACGCTAAGAACTTGAAGTTCTATGGCATTGACCCATTGACCATTAAAACCTCAGCCTATAAAAAACGTGAGGACATGCCTTTGAAGGAGCAGTTGCACGATTTTGAGCAAGAACAACTGCAAGAGGAAATGGGCGCCATCTGGGAGGAGCTGCGCAATACGTTCGATGTGTTTAAAATATCCAGACTGGAAAGTAAGATCTACCGCCTGTCGTCAAAACTGATCGAAAGCGATGAGGACTACCTGTCCATCGACGCCATGATCGAACAGGCCTCAATGGATCGGGAAAACAAACGAAAAGCCATGAGACTGGGTCGACGATAACGGCATAAGTACCCTGTGAGCTCCTCAGGGGGCTCACAGGGGTATATGCTATCCGTAGTAGTCTTTGGCTAGGGTGCGCAGTAACAAGTAGATCAGCAGCCCCGTACGAGCGGCTGACAGTGTGTTAGGATTACGGGTACCCGTGGCCAGACGCACGATCTTCTCCGCGGTCTGTCGGATCTTTTGGATCGACTCCTCGTTGTTTTTAGAGGCCATGAACACGCCTCGTAAACGCAATACCACCGATTGGAAATCTTTGGGATTGGGGATTGTGTCACGGTGTGTCTGGACGTAGTCCATGGAATACACCACCAGTTCCTGCGTCAGCATCTGGATGTCTTTCGCCATCCGTCCGTTGTAGTTGTTGATCATGTACAGTAAGGAGTCCCGAAGGTGTTTCTCTGAGGTGGTGTGCATCAACTCCAAGGTGGTTTCCACCAGATCGTCTTTAATGAACGACGTTTTGGTTTCAATCGTGGTGTGTATGTAGCGGATGTAGTCGCGTTCTTTGTTGATCACATCGCGTATGAGCTTCTCTCCGTCTTGTTCGCCCACCATACCGCCGGACGATACACGAGACTCAGAGGCGCGTATGCGGTAAAACACGTCGTTCATGTCTTTAACGAGTTGCTTGAGTCGGGTGTGTATATCACTGATGGCATAGAGGACTTTGTCATCCGGCTCGTGCGTTAAAAACGCCTTGGTGTGAATAGAGCGTTCAGACAACAACTCTTCGGCCCGAGCCACAAACAACTTCTTCCAACTGCCGTGTTCTTTTAAGGTAAACTTACGGGATAACGCTTTGTACGTGGCTTGGGCGATAGCCTCGTCCGCCGGGTACGGGAAGAATCGACTAAGAATGCTGCCCATCAGCCGGTACTGAAAGATCAATGCAACCAAAAGTTCGCCTTCGCGTTTAAGTGCGTCGGTTAAACTCGATGTGCGGATGGCGTGAATCAACCACACACAAGACTGGTTGAATACGTTAGGGCCTACTTTATGCGTGCGAGTAATTGCGGGTAAGTTAAAAATGTCTTCTTGCAGGGCCATATCGTCAATGACCAACACCACATCAAACCAGGCGTTGTAATCAGTTTGTTTAAAACGCATCGGATGGACGCCTAAAAGATTCCCACCAAAATACGCAATGTGGTCTTCGTTCTTATTCACGAACTGACTTTCAAACACACGCAGCTCTTGAATCAATGCGGGGGTAATTTTGACGTCAGAGGTGTATTTCCTAAAAACGTCTTTTAAAGTGTTGGCCATGGCAAGTATCCAGTGATGGGGTCTTTGAGGTCATAAAGTGAGGCGGGATCTCCGCCTCACATCTCACTCCTCGATGTTTAACAGGCTGCCCGTAATAGCGTGCATGTGTTCTTTGTAATACTCACACAAGGCGCCCAGTGCCCACTCACGACCTGTCTTCCCCTCGGACTCAGTCAGAGTTTGTAGGTGCTTCTTGTACATCACCACCGCAACGGGGTTTAGAAACTTGGGTGGGCGAGTGACCTGACCCCGATGAACCATACCCGTGTCGGGGTAATATCGCACAGTGACCATCTTTCCTGTTATAGCGTCAAGCAAATAGGCTTTAAACACGTCCCCATCTTGAGCGGCCCACAGCATGTCACCTCGACACAAAATGTCAAGCGAATCTGCAACACCCTTAGATCGACACGCCCTGGGTAAACTCATGCCAACCAGCAGTTTGCGGCGCTCTTCTTTGGCTAAGTACCAACTGGCTTCCGCCTGTGCGTGTGTGGTGATGTCGACCACCTCTGACGCACAGAAAGAGTGCCTATGGGACTCGTTGCGAACCATGGCCTCTAGGGGGACCGTGCGGTCCCCTATACGCACCAGGACCTGTTTGAGTTTGGGGTGGCTCCACCGGGCCTCTTGTATCAGTCCGTAGATCAGACAGGCAGCCTGACGGTCTATCAAGTCTTTTACCCCAGCTCGAACGTACATATCCGGACCGTATCGGCACGACACCAACAGAAACTCACCTTGATCTTCCAAAACATGATCCTTGACGGTTTTGTCTCGGTTCATGCGGGTGATCCAGCGGTATCGATTCGTTACGACCGCATGCGCGGCTTTAAAGAAAGCTTCTACTATGAGTGGCCACGCTGCGCGGTCATCGGATAAGTCCGTGATAAGCTCCGTGATGGGGAGGGCATTAGACTTTGCCATGAGTGACCCCCCGTTGGTCTTGGTATTTGCCTCCACGTTTTTCGTAGTCCGTTTCACAAGGACGGCTGCCTCGGATAAAGACAAACTGTGAGATACCTTCGTTGGGGTACAACAACACCGGCTTAGGAGTGTGGTTGGATATTTCCAACACCACCTGACCCCGGAACCCGGGCTCAATCGGCGTTACGTTTATCGATAATCCTGAGCGGGCGTACGTTGACTTACCCAACGCAATGACAAACACATCACTCGGAATGTCAAACACTTCTAAACTGTGCCCCAAAATAAACCCATGAGCAGGCACCATGATGGGGCCCGCGTGGTCAGACATATCCACCGAAGTGAAATGATCGTCGTCTACGGCCTTAGGATCAATGACGTTGCTGCTGGCCAAATGAAATGGGCTGGCTATTTTAAACATAGTCCCTAAGCGGACGTCGTAGCCGTAACTGCTGGGGCCATAGCTGATCACACCGTCACGGACAAGTGTGTCTACGTAGGGCACAATCATGCCTTGTTCAGCTAGATCAAGTATGCTGCGGTCGTCTAACAGGCCGGTAAGGTCGGTCATAGTGGGTTGTCCTTTTTTAGGGTTGGGTGAGTGGACCTCACCCGGGTTGGGGTTACTTGGCTGGGGTAGCGGTGTCGTCATCGAGTGCTTTGTCAAACTCCACCCACATCATCTCTTTCAATGCGCTGGTTTCAACCATCAGCGTAAGGCCGGTCACCAGATCCATCAGCAGATGAGATTCATCGCCCTCGGCGACGTAGCAGTAGTGGCGTCCCACTTCACTGGTCTTGTCGCTCAAGGGTGGCAGCAGCAGACCTTTACCAATGCGAAGATACGGCATCTCAGACAAACTGCCCAGTGGTATAAAGTCCACCGCACGACGTGGGTCGATCATCAGTTTGGTCTGAGTGATCGCATCGACGACGCACACCACGTCTTTGATCGGCAGTGGGGTAAAGGTATCGACGTTCAATACCGTGAAGGTGGTTTTCTTGTGATCAAACACCAACCGGTATTGTGTTTGACAGATGTCAAACACGTCTTTAAGCACCGGGAAGTTCTCAGACAAGCCGTCTTTGGAGTTCTGCTCGATGTCCAGCGCTTCGTCACGGATCAGGGTGGCGATGCCGTAGTTGAGAATGTTGTACGTGGTGGACATGCTTTGATCGGGCATGGTCTGGCCGTAAGGGAACACCATAGAGGTGATGGTGCGCCCCGGGTCCATCAGGTACATCAGCTGCCACATCCCCATTTCACGGATGCTCATGATGTTCTTCTGGAACAGCTCGTCGAACGCTGTGTCCGCGTCCATGTCCAACTCGTACAGGTCAAACACGTTGTCGTCACGGGTGATCAATTCAGGTAGGTTGAACTCTTTGACTTTTTCAGCGTCCACATGGAAGCCGGTGGCGACCAGCAACAGTTTGTCATTGGCTTCGAGCACCTCGCACAGCGTCTCGTAGCCCACCACACTTTGTGTGGGCTTAGGTGCGGGGTATTCGGTGCCGACTTCTGGGGCGGTGGAGTCTGTCATGGGTATGTCCTTTGTCGTTTGGTGTGGGTTAGTGCACAAGATCATCCCTGTGTCTATTTTCTGACATACCATCCGCATAGATGGTATTGCTTCGCGCGCGGGCGCCCGCGCACCACGTACACGCTGACTACGGAGTGTAACGTAGTAGGTGTGGAGGTTGATATCTTTCCCTACCGGGATCATGGATGTGTTAGGATATTCGCTAGAAATATCCTCTATGCTGCTAAGTCTATGATTTCCTTACTAAAAGTAAATTTCTATGCAGCTGCATCATGTTAGGAAGAAAAAGAGTGGAATGAAGAAGACGAGTGAAACGAAGTCGACTGAATGACATCCTCATTATCCTTACGCTTTGTCTTGGACGACACGCGAGTGGCGATGCAGTCGTTTAGGGGAGAGGTATTCATACCTTCATTTAGTACCTGGAAAAAGATACCTCGTTAAGTGCACGTATCCTAGGAGAGGGCCGTAGAGCCCTCCTCGTATGCTGCGTGTGGACAAAACGAATACGGATAGACATCATGATAGTGAGCCGTACCCACCCATGAACGAGACCAAACAATGAGCACCATGATCGATTACGCACGACAACACCACATGCCGCTCGAGTGGCTGCACCTGCGCATGGCGGGCGACTGTCCCGATTTGGAAACCGCATTAAAAGAATTCTTGTCCCCCACCACCGATGAGGTTCATGCCGGCAAGGTGCGAGAGGTGCCTATCTCTCGCACTGAAGTGATGAGTCACGTAAATGCTCATTACGATTTGAGCTTTGCCGACCTGCTTCAATATTGGGCGACGTTGGGGTATCGATTGTCCTTTGCCGCGTGGCACCTAGGGGCGACGTCTAGCCGCATATCAAGCACGTGCACTTTCTACCGTATAAACATCCAGTGGGCCCGTGGGATCTCCTACACACGCGTCCCCTTCGGTACCCGGGTTGAGGTAAACGGCACGTCGATGACCCTTAAAGAGTTTGCTGACAACTACGGTCAATCGGCGCCTGCGCTATCAAGTAAATGGGAAAGATACACCCGAGAACAAATCCAGGCACACGTGCGTAAGATCGTTAAGGTCTACACCGCCAACGCCACCTACAAATTCCTGACAGGGACACTGTAACATGCCACATTTCACAGAAAGTCGTCTTAAAATCAACGCGGTCATGTTGCGTCCCGACGTCTATAAAACGTACGGTATGCCGACGTGTAAGACATCCGGATCGGCCGGCGTCGATCTGAGGGCGTGTGTGGACGCCCCTGTGACCATCGCCCCTAACCAGGTAGTGATGGTACCCTCCGGCCTTAAGATCCACGTGGCAGACCCACAGTACGCTGCAGTGTTGCTGCCCAGGTCCGGTCTCGGGCATAAGAACGGCATCGTGCTGGGTAATCTGGTGGGTCTGATCGATTCGGACTACATCGGTGAGATGGGCATCTCGGTGTGGAACCGCAGTGAGATCCCTTTCTCCATCATGAAAGGTGACCGCATAGCACAGTGCGTGATCATACGTGTGGAGCAACCTGAATTCGTTTGGGTAGACTCTTTAGAAGACAGTGAACGCGGTGAAGGTGGATTTGGCTCCACCGGCGTCTCCGAATAACACGATACACACTAATCGTAAAGAGGTTTCACTATGTCACACGGACACGGACAAGATGTACCCGGGTACGCACAACCTATCATCGCGTATCTTCTCTGTATAACGAGGTGTGAAGCCCTACGGGATCGGTTAAAGCACCAACGCGCCCACGATCTCCCAGGAGATCAGGAGACGGTGGCGTTGTGCCTGACGTACTGGGATGAACACTATCGTTTCTCGGACGATCTATCCGCGTGGCGCCGCGGCCACGACGATGAGCAATGGCTGGTCAAAAACGACCAATGGTTTGAACGCGACGTACCCTTTGCTAACCGCCACTTGCTCCAAAAAGGCCTGGTGATCACATCCATGGGGGATGGGGTAACCAACGACAATGCTTTAAGGCTGAAAGCGTTTCGCCGCGGCATCAGTGACGTGGAATGGTCTCAGGTGATCCTGCCGGTGGAAAACGCTATACGGGTACTGGATGAATATGAATTACCTCGTAGTGAGGTCACCCACACACTACCCACGTCTGCGTGGGTAGGCGACCGGGATCGTAAAGTGTTGGTCGTGCCCCGGAGCGTAAGAAACGCGGCAGAGCAAATACGCACGGGGATGAACGCGGCGGTAGAAAAGGGCATTGAGTTGGACATCTGGACAGGGTGCCATTCCAAAACAACCCCTGCGTTGTACTACGTGTCGTCGGGTCGATTTGCTATCTGGCCTAACAAACCCACAGCGGTACGTGGAGGTGCTTTGTGAACCTTCGTCTGGAAGTCGACATTATCGCCGATGCCTTAGTAACGGTGTGGTTAGCGCTGTGGTTCAGTGTGGTGGCACTGGTGTTAGGGGTGGGTACTCTGTGGGGCGCTGACAGCGCCGCTGAGGGGCTAACGCGCATCGTGGCTGTGTGGGCCGTCATATTGCCCACACTGGGTCTTTGGGGATTCTGGCGTGGGTTGTTTCGATGGCCAGACGTTTTGTTGCTTATGTCGACGCCACTGGCGGCATACGCTACAGCGACCATACTAAAACTCTCCGTGCCCATACCCCCTACCGATCATGTGTGCACCAAATAATCTCAGATATACATTATTAGTGGGATAGATACACACGTATCATCGCCTGCCCACCACAGGGCTCCACAGATAAGGAATTTATTATGAAAGTATCCTACGTCGTTACTTTGAACGCTAGCGAGTTAAAGTCCATTAAACGGGTCTTGGCAGAAATAGCCCCCGACGAAGCCATAACGAAAGGGGAGATCAAGATTACTCAACGCAGCAAGCTTTCATCGATGATGGTGAAAGCCAAATTGAAGCGCACGGCCCGTATTGAAATGGAGGTAGAGATCTCCGAAGAGTATACCGAATGGTACGCCGACACCGTCGAACGTTTAGCACCACTGATCCGCGGCCTGATCCCTCAGCTGATAAATATCGGTGAAGAGGCGACTAAGTGCGCCGGTCGTCTACCACAAGACACGGACCAGGTCACCGAAACCGAAGGGGTGTAACGCATAAGGGGTGGGGCGGCTAACACAGCGCCCTTATCTTTTTTTTTTGATTGAGAAAGACCGCATGAGCTTAAAAGATATCGGTAAAGAACACAACATCCCTTACTGGTGGTTGCATCGTCGGATGGGGCATCAAAAAATGACCTTAGATGAGGCACTGCATGCGTTCACCCACCCTACGGTGGATGAGCGAATCATGGCAGACACCGTCGATAAGCCTCTCTCCAAAAAGACTATGATGCATCAGGTGGAAATGGCGTACAGTCTATCCTTAACGGATCTGGTACAGTACTGGGCTTCGTTAGGGTACCGCATAAAGAGAATGGCACATTGGTTGAATGTCAGCCCAAGCAATCTACGCGGCATCATCTGCAACATGAAATTCCGTGTCGCGTGGCCTGAAGCACCGGACTTAGATGGCATGGGTCGGCCCGTACGGTACACGGTCAATGGGTCACCTATGACCCTGACAGCGTTCGCTACACGATACGACTTTCAAACAGGTGGGTTGTCTGAGCGTTGGCACCACCTGACCACCGAGCAGATGTCTCGTGAGATGACAAAAATAGCCCTCTCTCGAAAGGTTGATCCTATTCGAGGGTTCTTAACGATGAAGTTAATCTGATGTCCCCACGGTATGATATGTATTCAGGTTTGGCGCCGTGGGGTTTCTGCGGCGTCCTTTTTAACCGTTTAAAGAATAACCCATTACAAACGCTTACTGTGTGTGAACTCACTATGGTATAGCAAACAGTTTATGGTGTTGTTGCGTTACCGTGCCACGGCACGCTCTCTTAGGTCGAAATCTGCTCGTGAAAGCAAACTCATTGATGCCGCGAATGTCGCGTCGCTACTACATAGGCTTTCCAAAACAGTTCGGCTAGGGGATGGCAACAACACCACCTTTTATGGTGGTCCGGGATGGTTGGGGTGTCCAAGCCCGGTTCGGCATCTTTATCTATGTCGCGTAGCACTTGGATGTTACCCGGACCACCACCTTTTTTTATTTAGGAAGAAGATCTGAGGTAGCGTCCTCTCCAGCGTTATACTCATTTAGGTCTGGTATGTGCCCTGGGGGCCGCCCCAGGGCATTATGCTGTCTAGCCACAAACGGGTGTGTTGAAAAAGATCACAGACAGATATCATAGTAAAGATAGACCAACGTTAAGGAGTCCCTTTTTCATGATTAAGGTAGTTCCCCCTAAGACTATTGTTATTTGTAACCGGGAGCTTTTGTATGTCGAAGTCTGATGCGTTTATTGAAAGACGTACTGCCTCACTGGTGGATCGCTACGCCGCCCCCCTGGACGAAATACAATCACAGTGGCCTCAGGGCACTGTGGTGTTTGCAGATCCACTGCACCTGGTCTTATGGGTCATGCCCACCACACCGCTGGATGAGTCGTTTGAAACGTACACCACGTTGCTAGAAAAAGTGGCGTCAAACAACACTTGGGCGTGCATTGCCCCCGACCGCCACATTCTAGAAAACGCACTGGCGGATTATCAACTCACCAATGCCACCCTTCACGTCAATAAAGATCTAGTAACGTGGCTGGTCCACACCACCTAAATAACTACCTATAAGGAAACCCCATGAGTAACCTAAAAGACTGGCTAGAAAAACCGGAAAAACGGCTGAAGCCCACCGACCTGGCCTTTCTCGACAAACAACTTATATCGTTGATGGAGGCAAGTGAGGACATCGAACAGAGGGTATTTAAATACCCTCTGTCAGTCATACTGATTAAATTTTCGGACTTAAAAGTACAGTTCGTTTTAGTGGATACACAATCTCAAAGCACGTTGCTTTCTCTGGCCGGCCGATTAGACGATTGGTACGAGGCGTACGGTATCCGTGCATATAGCTTAAAGCAGGCCTATAACAAGGAAGGTTTCTTAATAGCGCCTATGGACAGCAGTCATTACGTGCGCACCGGCATACCCATACCCAACTACAATGAGCAGTGGTATTGGGACGTCCCTTTGTCACTGAATCAACTGCCTATCGAAATAAAAGACGTTAAGTAGTGAACAGCATAGCAGGAGGGCCTACGCCCCCCTGCTCCTATGCCGCCTTTTTTTGTTTGTATGCCGCCTCTATCACGATTAGCGATTGATGCCTATTTGTAAGCCGATGGTACGCTTCATTCGCTCTTCGTCGTTGGCGTGAGTCACCCGACCCCATTTCTCGCGCAGGATCTCTTGGTACAACTCATTCGCATCGGAGTAGCCGTCGACAAAGTCTCCTATGGCCCCAAGGTTTACGCCGCCGTGTAAGAAACCTTGATCCAGCATCACGCGTTTATGAATATAGATAAAGGCTTTGGTCGCTTGCTGCACCATGTCAGAGAACACGGGCCAAGACGCTGGGGCAATGTTTGATAACGCTGCGTCGTGCTCTACGTTGCACCGCAGGAACGCGTTACCCGGCATCGGGGTGTGGGACTTGACCAGTACGATGTTTTCGCCGATCAGCTGCACCGCGGCGGTGGACAGCACACCCGCTTGCTCAGACGACGACAGCAACCCTGAGGCGGCGCCCATCAGGTCACTTTGGTGTGTTTGATAGCCACGCCCCGACATGGCGTTATACGCTCCACGAGACCCGTATGTCATCGACATTACAGAAGTGATGGCGCAGCCATCGGTGCGGTCCTTGGGGATGTGATACACTTGCATCCCGTTGTGATATCGTTGCACCGGCAGTCCGTCTAATGGCACTTCTATCTGTTTACCCCCTCGAAGATTGCAGTCGGGTATGACTCGACTCTGGATGACTTTTTCACGAATGCGGTGTTCCAATGAAATGGCAAGACCTTGACGGATTGCCTCACGATCCATGAACGCCATCTCTAGGACTTCCGGTGGGATAGTGTAATACAGATCGCTCAACGCTTTTTGAATAATGTTCATTGCTTGCTCCTACGACCGGCGTTACACCCGTCAGTTTTTATGCGCTTGCGTGTTAGTATGACGAAAGTGGCGGTACATAAGATTCCTACCGCTGATATAGTCTATGTGACTGTGCCTTTGAGCCAAACAATCTGAGGTAGACATCATAGTAGTGTAGTACACCGAGGCCATCGGAAAGACGGACTCGTAAAACGCTTGCTTCATCGGGTGGATTTACAGTTTGCTCACGCACACCACAGAGGCCCGATGAAGCAAGAATCCCCGTACTTTAGTGCGGGGAGTTTCAAATCCCGTAGCACAACATACCTAAATGAGGCATTACAATGACTAAGGAAATCAAACCTAAAGCAACTCTTTCTATATTCGCTGCTGGCGGGGGAGGCATAAATCTGGGTTCTCATTTTGAGAACGCCGAAGTCCGTGACGGACAAGCCATTATCGAGGTGACGTATGTCGACACCTCGTTGTCCAACCTCCACAAGGGCCTGGACCGCTCCAAAGCCGCCATCATCGAAGGCGTAGACGGGTCCGGTAAGGTCCGTAAAGAAAACGCCAGTGTCATCTCGGAGTCAGTAAAGAAAATTTTACTGGACCATCCTCCAGGTGACCTTTCCATCGTGGTCTATACCGGTATGGGCGGCAGTGGATCAGTGTTTGGCCCACTCCTGCACTCGGAGCTGTTGTTCCGCGGGGATCAGGTAATCTCTATCATTGTCGGAGGTGAAGATTCCGCCATGGCCACCGACAACACGGTAGACACCCTAAAAACGCTGGATGCGATTTCACAAAAACGTAAGAAAAACGTGGTATTCGCGTATCAGCACAACGATCCAAGCACTACCCGTTCCGAAGTGGACGCGCACGTTCACACGACTATCGCGTCGCTGGCAGTTCTGGCCTCCAGACAGAACGATGAGTTAGACACGCGTGACTTGTACAACTGGATCAACTTCTCTGAAATCGACCGTTTAGATGTTGAGCCTGCGCTGGTACGCCTGCGTGTGTTCGATCACGAGTCGGCGGTAGAGGGTGCCCAAGACTACGACGTCATATCTGTCGCTAGCTTGATGTCCAGTCCTTCTGTATCACCCCCAGACTGGCATCCGGACTACAGCGCCACGGGTTACTGCGATTTGAAAGCCATCACCGGCGAAGAGCAAGAAGGTTTGCACTATCTCCTTACGCACGACGTCGATAAAATTTACAATTACATCGCCGAGGTTCAGAGTAAGATTAAGGAACGTAAGTCCGCCCGAAAAAACGTAAAACGCTACTCCAATGAAGGCGAAGCGGACGACAACGGCCTGGTGCTGTAAGCTTACGGGATAAGGATAATAGAGTTCATTATGGGTACCTTGTTCTGGTGGGTTATCGCCTCACTGACTTGGTAACTAAGGCTCATTGTTAGACTGCCGATTTAATAGCTGTACATAAGCGGGGGACTTAGGTCCCCTGCTTATGCCGTAAATCAAATAATCTCAGATATACATTATTACAGTGATAGATACACACGTATCATCGCCTGCCCACTGCCGGGCTCCACAGATAAGGAATAAGACAATGACCAACTTCATCGAAATGTTTGGCGCGATAGCCGAGGCGGAAGAGATCCGCCTCGTGTGCAACGCCAAGGTCGGGGGCTCCTATGGAGTCGTCGATTACTGGCGGGAGCCAGGGGGCGGCGATTACCACCTCGCCTACGGGTACGGGGAGGCTAGCCCCGTAGCCTCCCTATTTAGGGAGGCTAACGCAGCCTCTCTGGCCCTCAACAGGGGGGGCAACATCCTCCTTAAAAAGGAGGGGGTGTTGGCCATCCTCACCCCAGGGGGTGAGGTGGTCTACCAGGAGACACTGGTAGAATAGAATAATCGAGGGCGATGCACAGCGAGTCGCCCTTGTACTACCCTACACTCACCCGACCGTCGCTAAGTCACAGTTAAGAACCAACTCCTAAAACCGGATATAAAATGCAAGTATCCTTGCATAGAAGTTCTGGCTATACGGTACGGTTCAGGAGTCGATTGATGAAATACATCAACATGACCCCGCACGCCATCCATTTAAACGATGGCCGTGTCTTCGAGCCTTCAGGCACGATTGCACGGGTCGGCAGCTCTTTCACAGAGTTTGCCGACGACGTATGCATCCAGGTATTTGGTGAGGTTACAGACCTCTCAGCGCCTGAGGATGATGTACGTTACATCGTAAGTGGCATGGTACTCTCCGCCCTTAAGGGCCAGCGCGTAGACGCAGTAGCTCCGGCTACTGGTCACGTAGACTGTCGGCGTAACGAGAAAGGCCACATCATCAGTGTGCCTGGCTTCGTACGCTGAGGTAAGTCCTGCGGACACCGGTACCCTTCACGTTAAAAGGGCGGCAATATTGAACACTGCCGATAGCTGGATGCAGCAAGTGTTCACATCATTCATAAAGAAGGAAAGTGATCATGGGAATTCAAGTTTCAGTAAAGCTAGCTGATCTACCAGCCGAGTTTGTGGTTTCCACCACTTTGGAGGAGAAGGTCGACTATGGACACCCTCGATTTGAGGAGGTGTTCCACAGTGAAGGGACTTGTCTCACCCGAGAGGTGGAGGTGACTATTGTCACCACGCCTCTCGGGGTGGCACTCCCCGTGTACGGGGATGTATGCATGTTCGACAACAAACATGCGAACATGCATGTTGTTGAGGAGCTGGACGCCCACGGCGTCCAGTATACACGCGGCTAGGGTGGAGATGGAGATGGAAGAGTTAAACGAATTAAGGGAGATTATAGTCTCCCGGTTCAGCTCCGCTTGGGAGCTGAACGATGCGGCCCACCGCATCAAGCACTTCAGGGAGGTGGAGCTCTGCGGCTACCACCTCAACGAGGTGTTGGGTTTGGGGTACGACCCCAAGCTGATATTATTCGTGGCTTATTTCCACGACATGTTTGCCTGGAGTCGGGCAAACCACCACGAGCTATCAGGCTCGTTTGTTCGTGGCACATGCCACGCTGTACTGTCGTCACTCACGGATGAGGAGCGGCTGTTGGTAGCACAAGGATGTGAAGAACACCGAGCCTCCTTTAAAGGAGAATTTTCATCAGGCTTCTCGGCTCTGATGAACTCGGCGGACCGTGGATTTCCTACGGACGTCGGGGCGATGCTGGAAAGGGCCATCCAGTACCGCATGGCTCGAGGTCATGGTCGTGATGAGTCGATGCAGCCTGCAATCGATCACATTAAGGAGAAGTTCGGGGCAGGGGGATACGCTAGGTATCCGGACCTGTATAAGCAGGCGTTCGAGGGGCAGCTCACCGAGATGCAAGAGACTATACATCTCTTGTAGAGCTGCAGGGGTACTCGCAGATACCCCTACCTTATTTTTTTGTGTGATCTAACATAATAGAGATAGACATCATGTAGGTGAGACGTAGCCTGTTAACGTGACCAGTTTTGAGTTTGAGAAATCGTTGTAATAACACGACATGATAAGATACTTCGTGGACGCCTCAGCCAAAGACTACATGCCCTACCAAGCGTAAGGAGATACCGCATGATCCCCTACCGTAAAAGAGTATTAGAACTCAGAGTGTTACTGAACCAACACAATCACCTGTACTACACACTGGATGACCCCATCATCACCGATGCGGAATACGACTTACTGTACCGGGAGTTGTTCAGTCTAGAAGCCACTCACCCAGAACTGGTGACGCCCGACAGCCCCACGATGACGGTGGGCGCGATCTTGGCACCGGATCTAAAGGAAGTCACCCACGGCACCCCCATGCTGTCTCTGGCCAATGCTTTTAACGAAGAGGAGCTACGGGCGTTTGATAAGCGAGTGCGCAAAACAATCAAAGGCGAGTACACCCACGTGTGCGAACCCAAGATGGACGGACTAGCACTCAACTTACAATACCGTAATGGAGAGCTGCACCGAGCCGCAACCCGAGGCGATGGTACCAGGGGTGAGGACGTCACTCACCATGCGCTGGCGTACGCGTTTGTTATCTCAGGCATACCGATGCGGATCCCGTACCGTGAGGATGTGGAGTTACGTGGCGAGGTCTTTATGACCACGCCCGCGTTTATCCGCTACAACGACCACCGCGTCGCCCAGGGAAAAGCCCCCACGGTCAACGCACGAAACGCCGCCGCAGGATTGCTGCGCCGCAAAGAGCCTTACACAGACACCGAAAGCCATCCTCTGACATTCTGCCTTTACGCAGGGCATGGGTTTGAGGGCATACTCGGCCAAATCGAGTTCTTTGCTGAGGCGTCTACATGGGGGATGTGGATCAATCCCCAGATACACCACACGCCCTCTATTAAGGAGGTCATCGAGTACTGCGCGACTTTAGAGCAGTCTCGTACCGACCTAGGGTACGAGATAGACGGTGTGGTGATAAAGGTCAACGCGTTTGATCAACAAGCGCAGTTAGGCAGTCTGTCACGCACCCCCAACTGGGCCATCGCGTACAAGTTCCCAGCGCAGGACGCTGAGACGGTATTGGCGTCGGTGGATTTTCAGGTGGGGCGTACCGGTGTTCTTACTCCGGTGGGCCGTCTGGTGCCGGTGCACGTAGGAGGCGTCACGGTGTCCAACGTCACCCTGCACAACATGGATGAGATCTTAAGGCTGGGCGTGCACGTAGGGCAGACGGTGGTGGTGCAGCGGGCAGGGGATGTGATCCCTAAGATCGTAGGCGTCAGACCACCGGCGATAGAAGGGACGCAGGTCACGATAAAAGCCCCCACAAAGTGCCCTATCTGCCATTCCCCCGTAGAAAAAGATCCCGATACGGTCGCGGTACGCTGCACCGGTGGGCTGATATGCCCAGCACAAGTCAAAGAGTCTATTGTTCATTTTGTCTCACGAAAAGCCATGGACATAGACGGCCTAGGTCCTGTGACGATCGATAACCTGTTAAAGCATTCCGTCATACGTGACATATCGGATATCTACGACGGTTTATTAAAGGGCAAAACGTTGGAGCTTTGGCTGGGAGATAAAACCGCCATTAAAGTGCGCTCAGTCATAGCCGCCTCGCGTAAGCCTACCTTACAGCGGTTCTTGTACGCCCTAGGCATACGCAACACCGGTGAAGGCACATCTAAGCGTTTAGCGGAACATTTCCGCACGCTAGAGGCGGTGCGCCACGCCACGATAGCAGAACTGAAATCCATAGTGGACATAGGGCCTATCTCGGCACTGTCTATCTATGCGTTTTTTAATAACCCTGCCTCGTTAAACATACTTCAGAAGCTAGAGCAAGGTGGCGTCCACCCCCAAGCATTGATTTTAAACGACGCAGCCCAACCACTCAAAGGAGAAATCTGGGTACTGACCGGTACCTTAGAACATCACGCCCGTGAGGACGTTAAAGTCCAACTGGAATCTCTAGGGGCTAAAGTGGCCTCCAGCGTGACTACAAAGACTACCCGTGTACTCATCGGAGCCAATGCTGGATCCAAAGCCAAGAAAGCTAAAGAGTTGTCCATACCTACGGTAAGTGAGTCCGATCTGTCCAAGTACTTAAGGTAATAGACGCGGAATGCTACCGCAGGCGTCCTGTGAGACACTGCAGTAGGGTATCTGGCAGAACTTAGTACTATGGGCATGGTATGCTAAGGATAGGCTCTACAGAGCCTCACAGGAACTCAAACCGAGGATGTCATGGATACGCGCCAAGTTACTTTAGTCAGTGTCAAGTCTATGCTGGTGCATATGCACCAACGCGCCATGGACCGGTACCGAGATGAGGTCATGGATTACCTCACCCCTAAGAAGTTGAATCAGTTGGTTGAGGTGTATCTTTCTGACGAGATTGCCTACCGGATGTCCTGGGCCGTGCATGATGACACCATGTTGGAAGAATGCATCGACGACGTGTTCGGTCGAGCTCCTTGGCATAAAGGCGACACGTCTTTGTTCGAAGACATCTCGGCCCACGTGTACGAGCCGCTGCGAGTGATGCTGTATCGTCTGTTAGATGAGCACGGCATAAATGACCAGACGATGAACGTCTGGCACATAGAAGCTCGTCCTCGTAACGAGTATTTATTCATTTGTAAAGGAGATTACAGAATCCATGTCTGGAATCGGCTGGCGAAAGACTACCGCCGTACGACTGGTATCCAGTGGGGGTTTGATCAAGGTCTTTATGGCTTTAGAGTCGCCGAAGCCTGGGTGCTCCCCGGCATCGGAGGAGCAATGGGTCTGGATCATCCAGGGGATAATTGATCGAGCGCTGCTAGAGACAGCTGTGCTAGACGATTACCTGCATTGGTTTCACAATCAAAACAACCCGATAGGCGTACAGTTGGCGTACTGCGACCTGTCAATGTTTTTATCGCGTGAAGTCAATAACCTGTACCAGGATTTAAACTACCGAGACGACCCCCCTTTGGAAATCGACTACGGTTTCTTGCACAACTGGGATCTTCGCATCACCGCCAAGATACCCCAACCCACTCAACGTGAAAAAGCGGAACACTTAGAAGACTACATCCCAGAACGACAAAGGCGACATGGGTCATGATTCAGCACCGACTACCTCGTGCGCAGTGGAACTCACACTACCCTCGGTACGAAGCCATTCCTACCCGAGACGTGTTTTTGTCATTGATGCGGTTGTTTCCGATGTGCGATGAGTATGATGTAGGCCACTTGTGTCGCCACATGCTCGCCACTACCTTCGATGTGTGGGCGATTGACAATCGCCTCAAAGACCCTTACATGCCCCATCATCCACCCACGTATGAACCCCCCACTAAGATGGGGGGTCGGCCACTACCGACCTTCTACGAACGGGTGATGGACAGTGTGGTGTGGGCAGACATTGATATGGTCAACACCATAGACCGCAACCGTGTACAAGACAGTGATTTCCGGCGCATCATCGCGTTATTAGTTCAACGGCTAGAGAACTTCTACCCCCCTACCGGCTACGATTCATTACTCGACATCCGCATGGATGTCTACGATTGGTTGCGTAACGATATGGTGGTATACATCCACTAGCTCTAACCCACTACCTGTAAAAAAAATACGGAGGCCGTATATGGGGTACCACAGCTACTTAATCCTCCCCACCTCTAGAATCATTAAAACCTTTCATGAAGAAACGTTTGTGTTGACCGACGTCGGCTTTGAATTGGAGTACATCCTATCAAAGTTGGTGGAGTTGATCGACGAAGCGCAAACGTTGCGTGGGGAATCTCCTGCCAACCATCACTGGCAGGAGGCATTTGTCACCTCTGTGCATTACGACGGCATGGCAGACTACTACGACGCCTATCAGGATTCTATTCTGTCAGGCGCTTTGCGAAAACTGTACCGAAGCATACTGACCGTGTTCATGCACCACGCACAACAACTGCACCCCGACGATAACATCGCCTACTGCCGATTACTCAACGGGGACTTGATTACCGGTTTGTTCCGGGTTCAATTAATCACCAGAGCCGACGTGGAAGCGCGGCATAACCCACCCACCATACCAGGGCCCGTACCGTGGCGACATTGATTCTAGTCGCACGGCCGTGCGAGATAACCTCACTGATCCAATGGGTCTGCAATGAGTACTACGCAGATACCCCCACCGATTGTCCTGTCATTGCTGATACGATAAGGCAACGAATAAGCACCCTTCTGCAGGCTTATTTTGTGAGAGACCGACGCGAAAAACACGATGTTCTAGACGAGGCCTTGACCGCTTTATTAGGCGCAATCGAAAATGAACTCACCCAAACGGTCGCTGCTTTAACTCAAAAGGGATACCACATACGCTCTGTCGATACTTTTGCGATCGATGGATCTACCAGGTTTATATTAACGATGCTTACCGGAGAAGACCATGAACAACCTTTACCCGTCACTGATACCGGGTAATGTCATCAGTTTCGATGTGTACCCCAGCAACTACCTAGGTACGTACTCACATGTACGTGTAGAAGGCGTTCTGAGCTACGACACCGCAGTGCGCAACGGGTTTGACCCCGTAGCGCTGCACGTTCGGGTTTCCCCTACGCTGCCTGATGATGCCCCTAATAATGCACGTAACTATTCCTACGTTGTAGTGCGAGACCGCAACAACCAGATCGCATTGATCGGGTTACCGTGGATTAAAGCCGCAACGTTGATAGTGCATACCAACTACACCGCTGAGATTACCGTAGAAGGACTCAGCATGGGAGATGACGCCAGACTGATGCAGGTATTGCATCAGAACGGGTTCCATCAAGTCAGTGTACGCCTACGGTAACTGGGGGGCTTCGGCCCCTCTCTTTTTTGTCGAGTCACTTTTTAGGTGAGCGAGTCATTGGATAGGAACCTCAACCCAGGACGCCACTCTATGAAAACACCCCCTCATGCGCACCTAATACCCGCTATCCGTAACTGGATGCTGGAGACGTTTACAGTGGTGCATCTTCGCGTAGATGCGACTTTACTTGAAGATTCTTTTTTACAAGACTATCAGAAGGACGGCATTATAACGTTAAGTGTCAGTCCAAGCGCGATCACCGGTTTTGATGTGGTTGAGGGGCAGGTCACTTTTTCTGCTCGTTTTAACGGCCGTACGCACACGGCATTCGTCCCGGCGACCTCCGTCCTCGGCATCACCGCGTTTAACACAGCCGATGACACACGGGCGTATTACCCGTTGCCACCCTGGTCAGTATCCGAGATACCCAAAGCAACAAAACCCACATTAAGCATTGTTAAATAAGGCGTACCCCATGGCCAATCCTTTTGTATTATCGGCGGACGATTACACCCGTGATTACAACGTAGTCCAAGGTGCATTAGAAGACGCTGCTCACTACTTAAGCCGTAATACCGGAGACAGCCACGAGGTCTGCTTAGCTTACGCTAAGAAGGCCATGATGCCGGGCGGCGAGTTAGGGATGGTAGACCCTAAAGTCAAGATGCTGCACAGGGACACGTCCACCGACCGCGAGAGAGGCCTTACCACTTTTACCCAGTACCTAAAGCACGTGCAGGACAACAACCTGCTCATGGCCCCCACCATGACCGTGTACAACCGAGAAGAAAACGATCCCTCGATATTGTCTACGTACACGGCAGACCGTATATCGGAACGTAAGGTGTATAAGACGCGCATGTTTGAGGCCGGTCAGCGAGCCGATGCGGTCGGGAAATCGATTGCGGACTCACAACAGAGCTCGTGTAAGATTGACGCCAACTCCCTATCGGGTGCGCACAACTCCGAGTACAGCATTTTGTTTGTAAAGTCAGCGCACAGCACACTGACGTCGTTGTGCCGCATGGCGGCGGCGTACGCCACCGCCAACAATGAGAAGTTCATTCAGGGCAACCGGCACTACTGGGAGCCTGACACCGTCTACACCAACATCGCGGCCATCTGCAACATGGTGAACGCCTCGGACATAGACGCCGTAGTGCAGCAGTACGGGCTGATCTATCCCGATGTAGAGCAGACCATGGCATGCATCGATCGATCCACACAGTACTATTGGACGTCGGTGAAACACACCGCGCAAATCCGTCAGTACGTGAGTGGTCTGACCCCCACTGAACGGGCGGCGTTTGTGTACGTAGGGGATCTGTACCATCTGGCCATACTGAACCCGGGGGTGGTGCGTGAGTTGTTTGATCGTTTCATAAAGACCCCTACGTTCACGGTAGAGGATCCCGATGCCGTGTTGGCTGATATAGACGACGATACAAAAGTGTATCTATCGGTCATGCTGCAAGACGTGTTCCGGGGTCGTGATTTCCGTAAGATAAAGGACGTTGATCCGGCAGGATGGCAGGCCATGGCCGGTCAGGTTACTTTGATACGTGAGGCGCTGGTGCACTACGAGCCTCTGATTCGTACTCTGTGGGCCTCTAAGGTCGCTCCCGCCTCGATAGCGGTGCTCCCCAACGTTATCCGTCGCGCGGTTATCGCAGGTGATACTGACTCCACGATCTTTACCACTCAGTGGTGGGTCGAGTGGTACCTGGGTAAACTGGAGTTTTCTCAGACCGCCTATCGGGTGGGTGCAACCGTGGCCTACTTTACCTCACAGATGGTGGTGCATTTGCTGGCGACGATGTCGGGCAACATGGGAGTGTCTAAACACAACCTGTTTATGT